TAATATGACTACTCAATCTTTTAATGAAGAAGTAAATGCGCGTGGTTGGTTTTCTAATCCTGATAATATGGGCTTGCCTGTTTATTGCGATCCCGCAGGTGGCGAACGTATACAGGAAATAACAGGCGGCGTTAAAGCGAATAATTCTGTTGACAGCGGTATTGATTTTATCAATGCGAAAATAGAGCGCGGACAATTCTTTGTTTGTGAAAAGTGTACTGGTGTGTTAAGTGAAATTTGGGACTATTGCAGAGATGAAAGCGGAGAGATTGTCAAGGTTAATGATCATTATTTAGACGCTTTGCGTTATGCGATATTTTCTGATGTGCAATACGGGGTAATAATGTCATGAGTATATTTGACAAGCTGCTGCCCAACTATAAGCGAACTAAAGTTAATCCGCAAGCGACACAAAAGGCAATGTGCACAGCTAAAGCAATGTTAGAAAATTCGGAAACATTGTTAAATTCATTGCCGGAAGATGATGATTTTATTAAATTTAGTAATAACTACGTTATTGGTGATACCTACCTTCTTCATGCTTGGGTTAATATTGCAATAAATATTCTTATCCGCAATATCGCTCGTGCTGATTTTACGATTAAAAGAGAGGGAAATGATATTGAATATGGTTCAGTTTATGACCTATTCCGTAGACCTAACTCTTTAACCAGCCGATTTGATTTGTGGAAGGAAACCGCCGCTTGGTGGTTCTTGGAAGGGGAAGCGTTCTGGTGGTTCGGTTCTGAATATTCAGGCGGAATACCGAAAGAAATTTATATTCTCGACCCTCGCAAGATGCGGCATGAAAGCGAATTTTTATCTGCCGATTTTGGATTAAACAAAAAACAGCGCCGCTGGTTTTATCATTCCGATACTGAACTTGTACCAATTCTTTCTGATGAAATAATACACTTTCGAGACTTCAATCCTTATAATTCTGTGCGCGGTATTAATCCTTTGATTTCTTTATCAATGGAACTTGAACAGGATTTTTTTGCTAATAAAGCGAATTCTCAATTATTAAAAAATAACGCTATTCCTCATGGTTTGTTAAAAACTGATCAAACTCTTAGACCTGAAGAAGCTGATCAACTTGAAAGGCGTTGGGAAAGTAAATACGGCGCTGTAAAATCAGGGCGCAAAATTGCGGTGTTGGGTAAAGGTACAAGTTTTGAAGCGTTAAGTTTTAATCCTGATGTTGTAAAGTTTTTTGAATTAAAACGGTGGAACTTATACACGATATTAGCTCGTTATGGTATACCGCCCAGAGTTGCTAACATCAGCGATAGAACATCGGCTTTATCTGGTAAAGATACAACGGAGCAGCACTCGGCGTTTTGGAAATTCACTCTTATTCCTATTCTTCGTCAATTTGAACAGATACTCGAAACTCAATTTTTTATTCGCTTCGGATTAAAAGAGCATGGCGTTTTTGATTTGTGGGATATTCCCGAACTGCAAGAAAGCGAAGATGCTCAGAGCAAGAGAGATATTGCGGAAATAAACGCAGGATTAAAAACTATTAACGATGTTTTGAAGGAGAGAGGGAAAGAGCCTAAAGCGTGGGACGATACTTGGCATAGACCGAAAAACCTTATCGGGGTTGATGAGGTTGAAGCAAACCAGAGGTTTGAATGATAAATAATCCTGTTGTCATTGCTTCTACCGCTGATTGTCTCGCTAATGTGATTTGTGAAAAATTGCACAATATACATTGTCGCGGCTATATAGCAAACAATGATAAGGAATTATTTTTTAATATTAATAATCGTTATCCAAAATATATTTTAATTGAAAATTGTTTTCAAGAAGAAGTTACTGATAAATATATTTACAAAATAAAAAGATATAATGAAAATCTGCAATTTGTTATATGGACTGCAATAGATATACCGCCTTTTAATGCGGCTCGGTTTATTAACGCAGGGGCAGAAAGTTTTTTCTCGCTTAGAGATAAAGATGAAAATGTAAATAACATATTAAAACAAATTGTGTTAGGTAAAATATATTGTCCTGAAGATGTCGCTAATGCCTGTAAAATTCAAACTACTAATCCTATTTTTGATGTTCCGTTTTCAGATAAAGAATTACAAATTATGAAACTGTTGAGATTTAGAGATTTTGAGATTGCCGAAAAATTACGGATAAATTACAACACTGTTTTATATCATAAAAAGAATATATTTAGAAAATTGGGCGCGAAAAACAGATTTGACGTTATTGAATACGCAATTAAACATGGGATTATTACAAGTGAGAAGTGAACAGTGAATAGAGAACAGTGAGCAATGAGAAGAAAGCGAAGAGCTTAATACAAATATTGTGGAGGTTTGAAAAATGATTTTTAGAACAAAGAACGGAAATTATCAAGTAGATAATACTTTATCGTTGCTTGATTTTTTAGGTTTGAAGAAAGATGTTTCGGGCGTACATCAAATTAAACATGATATAGAATTGATAGCGCCCGTTGCTTTAGCTGCGAATGTTCCGTTACACCTAACAATAGAAAGCGAAAACAGCGGCTTTGCGTGGACACTTTCAACTTTTGACCTTGACCGTTTTGGCGAGCGTGTTGATCCGCAAGGTTGGGATTTTAAGCGTTATTTGCAAAATCCAGTTGTCGAATGGGCGCACCGTTACGACATTCCGGCGATAGGAAAAATGGATAATTTGACTATTGATGATAACGGTTTGCATGGCGTTGTTTATTTCAATTCAAAAGAGTTTGATCTGTTTGGGTGGTCGATTGAACAGCGTGTAAAAAATGGCGTTATTCGTGCCGGTTCTGTCGGCTTTCGTGTTATCGAGATTGAAATTCCTGACAGGAAAACGCAAGAGGAAGGAACATTTTTAATTTTCCGTAAACAGGAACTTTTAGAATTCAGTATTTGCAATGTCCCTGCTAATCCTTTCGCATTGGCGAAAAACAATGAACAAGCAAAAGAAGAAAAGAGCAATATTATTTCTCCGTTTTGGGGAAATTTTATAAATAATTTACAAGGAGAATAAACTATGGATGAATTGTTAGTTGCAATTAAAAAGAAAATTGCGGAAATGAAAAAAGTCGAGAGTACGGGATTTACTGACCCTGCTAAGGCTTCGGATTATTTCAAGGACAAGGAAGTGATTTTGGAAGAAATTACTAAAACGCTTGAAACTATTACTGGCGGACAGTCGGAGCAATTTACCGCGCTTGAAAAAACTGTCGGGGAACTCCGTAAGGAACTGAAAACGCAATCGGCTTATCCCAAAGAGCTTACGCATAATGAACTTTACTACAAATTGGGGCGCGGTGTCGCTGCGGCTTATCGGGGTAATAATTCAATTCTTGCTGAATTGGGTTTTACTCCTAACTTCGGTACTGAAAACTGGACTAACCCTAAAGATGTTAATTGGGTTATGGGCAAAGGCTGGACTGCTCAACGTGCGGCGGCTATGGGCGATATGGAAACATCAGATCAATTTCTTATTCACCCTTCTTATGAAAACGAGCTTGTCGCTATCGCCGAAAAGAAAAGCGTCATGATGTCGCTTGTTGATAGTTCAACTATGACTGTTCCTTCTGTTCTTGTTCCAGTCGAGGAAGAAGTCGATGTCAAACTTGAATGGCTGACTAAATACGGCGATGAAATAAAAGAAGTTGAAAAACCCAAAATTGAAAATGTCGAATTAAAGGCATTGACTGCCGCCGGATTTATTCGTGTTTATGACGAATTTGAAGAGGACAGTTTTCTCGATTTGGGAAAACTTTTTGTAAAAAAATTCATCGGCTCTTACGCTAGAGAATTTGACAAACAATGTCTTGTTGCGGATAACGCTCCTTTTACTGGCGCGTTGGCTACTGACAGGGCGGTCAATGTTGAAATTGACAGCGGTGATATTAACGATTTGACGTGGGAAGATTTTAGAGACGCTACTTTGAAAGTGCCTGCGGAAGAAAGAAAAGACTGCTGCTGGTTTTTGCATGAAACTGTCCTTAATCAAGTTTTCAGATTGAAAGACGATAACGGAAACCCGATTGTCCGCAGACCTATGGAAAAAATGCCTGGCGTTATCGACCTTTACCCTTACCATGAATGTCATGTGCTTCCTCAATTTGGAGATATTAAAG